TTATTCAGTTGTTCCTTCTTCAGGAGCAGGGTCGTATACTTCTGCAGTAGTTTGGTTTACCCACTTTCCTTCTCCGTCAAGGCCCCAGAACTCTCCCGTAGAGATCTCCCAAGCAAGTGAAGCATCGGAAAGGATCCTTCCGTCGATCCCGTCCGCAGCGGGGAGATCTTCTTTTGTGTCAACTGCAAGCTCGGCAAGAATAACGGAGATGCCAGAGTCGGAGCCAAGGAATTTCTCTTTAAGCATTGTAATCATGGCCTGCTCCTTTAGTCACCGAGGAGTCCACTGAACTTATGATCATCTATAAGTGTATCATCTATGAAGACTCTGAGACGATGCTCTTTCTTATTTATGGTCCCTATCGGGTCAGCTTCGCCCTCGAATACTGTACCACGAATGAAAGTGTGCTTTGAGTCCTTGGTCCAGTCTATGCCCCTGGACTCGTCGCCATGCCACCAGTCGTATATATACGGCTCGTCGCCTCTGGTGTCTACATGACAAGCTGCAGGATTTGCCCCACTCAGATCCTCCATCATGCCGATGCCTTTAAAGCCTACGCGCTCAGCAGCTTCGGCAATGTCCTCAGCGGTATACCAGCTGCCGTCCTTACGCTGAACTCTGATATCCGCAGCCATGCCTTTGCGATGTGTGTCTGTCGGGCTGCCCCAGGGATTATCCTTGCAGCGATAGCCGCTGTTGACATAGATTGCTTTCGCAGCCATAAGTGTGTGCATTTTTTCAAGGCGCTCGATGAGCAGATCAGACATTTTAATGCTCTTGCCGCAGCAGGAGCAGGCAAATTCGTAATCGTCAAAATGCGGTGATAGATTTCCCATTGATATTCCTCCTTTTTTTTAAAGCCAGTAACGCATGACTTTTTTAATCCGGGCTTCAGCCCGTTTGATCGTTCCATAAACAGCCTGGTGAGAGGTGCCTAAGTACGCTCCGATCTCCTCATAGGTCATCTTTTTGTAGTAGTAAAGATAGATGACCCTTTTCTGACTGTTCGTTAGTTCTCCGTCGATCACACGACGAAGGAGTTTTTTCATCGCTTTCCCTCTCTCCGCTAAGTCGTTTCCGCAGGTCAAAGCGATTATAGACTCATCCTCAAGACCGACATAGTAGGCTTCGCAGTCTACTCTTTTCTTACGTCCCATTATTAAATGCTATACGAGACCTGCTGATGCCACGAGCCGTCCTTGTCCATGCGAACAGCGGACCCGTTTTTTACCATAACAGCGAGAGAGCCCATATACAAATGGTAACCTGAGAAGCTGTCGGCATTAGGTAAGTCATTCGAGTCGTTTACAATCAGTTCGGCATAAACGTGTTTTATGCCATTAACCTCTTTGATTACCTCCCATCGACGGACGAGCACCGTGTCGCCAAGGGGCTGATTGAGACCGCTGAGGGTAAGATCATCCTCAACATGAAATCCGAAAGCTGTACCCATTATTCTTTATCCTCCTTGTTATCATCATCGTCATCGTTCTTGCTGCGGAGCTGCGCAAGAATAGCTTTCAGCTTTTTGGGGAGTGGGAGTCCGAGCTCCGCAGCGTTCTCTAATATGCTGATGCCTTCATTAGCAAGATAGAAGCCGATAACAGTATCGCGGCAGACATCACCGCTGCCGAAAACGTACACACCGAGGATGTGCCCTACTGCTACCAGAATAAGTATGAAGACCTTCTTTGCTATGCCCTTAAAGCCTACAGCTGAGGAAAGTTTTTTCTTGCTGATTGCGACGAGAACGCCTGTTATGTAGTCGAATACCATGAAGGCTATCAGCGCGTAGAATAATCCATTGAAGTCACCCCAGATGAAGCCTGCGATGCCTGCAGCAACAGCAGAGACGACCTGTATGAACTTAGCCATTAGCATCACCTCCTGCTGCGTGAACATACACATCGCCCCTAAGCTTGTCATAATGGTTTATGCCATCGGGGGCTCTCAATGAGAAGTGCATTTCGTATAAGCCCTCGCTGAGGCCTTTGGTATGCGCACTTGTCAGCTGCACCTTATACGTTCTGTCATTTACGAGAGTGCATTCTACGGATAGCACTTCCTCTACGGGATTTGTTTTCCTCGCAAGGATAACGAACATTCGAGTACCACGCAGATCCATGTTTGCTTCAACAACGAATGTTTTGAGGGTATCGCCTGCGGTAAACTCCATATCGGGGAGCTCATCATAAAACTTTATTGACTGCATAGTGACCTCCTTAATTGCCCATTATTACAGCCCATATACCGTCAAGCTCAGCTCTGAGAGAGCCAAAGCCACCCTGGCTGTTGCCCATCTTCACGTCATGACAGAGCACATCGCCTGTATTGCTCTGTATCTCTGCTGTTATTGTGCTGCCACTGTAGAAGTTAATTGCTCCTGCCTGAGCGACTACCTTACAGTCTATGTCGGTGTTCTCAAGCTTCCACTCAAGTGGTGATATCGTATGTACCCAGTCCGTATTGTACTGATCAGAGTGGTGGCTTAGCGATATGACATCAAAAGACTCAGAGTTGGTCTCAATGTTTATGCTGCCGCCTGTGATGTTGATGGCCGAGGCTCTTACAGTGCCGTCCGGGGCGACGTAGAACACTCCATTGCCATTATTGATATTTATAGCTGTAGCCGTTACAGCTCCATTCGGAAAAACATGAAAAGCCCCATTACCATTGTTGATATCAATAGCCTTAGCCGTAACAATGCCGTTTGGATCAACGTGGAAGCCGTTGCCGTTCGTGATCTCAATACCTCTCAGGACGCCAGCTGTTATGAAGTCAGCAACGATAGCACCGTCCATTGTCATCGCAACACTGTAAGGGCCGCTATAGCCATTGTTACTGTATCCGAAGCCTCCCGAATTCCAACGCCAGACCTTGGTTGCCGTTTCCTTGTTCGGTGTGTCCATTATAAGGATCTCGTTTCCGTTTACAACGACATAACCGTTAATACCTGCCTCGATAAGTGCTGTGGCAGTTGCTTTTGCAGAGGCGAGTATATCAATACGCTGCTTCGGCAGCTCGTATTCGATGAGGCTTGCCGTTCTGGTAGCGATAGAGGTAATGCTCTCCGCCTTGTCACCAATCTGGACCTCAGGTTTGTACGGCTTAAATATATCAACGGAGCACTTCATCACCCTGAGATCCTCGTCGAGCCCGATGATATTATGTTTGAAGTGATAAGTATTGCCCGCTCTGATGCAGAGCTGAGAGTCAAGCTGCTCATTAAGGAGAGACAGATCAAGCACCTGTGCAGCATAGCCTTTCTTGACTCTGTTATTATTCGTGAGGTACTCCTGTCCGCGCTGCTTAAGGTTTGATGCAACTGTGATATCATCGAAGGTAACAGTACCCATTATGATGCCGTACTTTGCTATGGCAGCAGCGTCGTCGATGTACGGAAGTCCATCGTTGACCTCTGAGATCGTAAGCCGTTCCGAGGTTTCATCGTTGAGCTGTGCTCCCAGAGGGACGAGCCTTGTGATGATATTCGACGAGTCAGTGTCAACGCTGAGGGAATAAATATTTTTTGCAAGCTCCACCGTTGTATCCGACTTTACGCCGTACTGGTGCAGGAAGTCAAGAACGAGAGCTCCGTTCACCTTGCGTATCCTTATCTCTCCGCCGATACGCTCGATGAGGTTTACCTTTATCTCTTCGAGGGTATTTCTGTAGGAGGTTGTCTTGCTGTTGGTGTTATCGCCTGAAAAGTCGCAGGAACCGAGGGTAATATGCTTCTCCGTAGGCGTTACGCTGTTGTGGTAGTCGAGCAGAGCCGTGAGGAACTCAGTTACCGTTGAGCTCTCATAATGATGATAGGGCTGAATACTGTCATTTAGATAGGTTAGATAGCCCTCGCAGCTGCATGACTTGTATACCTTGCCTGCTGATGTAACATCTTCTTTGCTATGGATAAGAGGTCCCTCGAAGTCGACCTCACCGGTCTTGTCATTATGTATAGATATGATAGTTGTGCGGTCGTGCAGCTCGTTATAAGCAGGATTGAACGCAGGAATGTTGAAGCTGAACCCAGGGATCGCGTTGACCTCGTCTGCAAACTTGCCTGCACTCAGTCTATTCGTGCTGTCGGGGTCGTTCGCGTGGATAACAGATGTACTGCTGCCGTTAATCGCTGATATTGTATACATTAGTAAACTTCACCTCCCGTGTGGAAGTAGTCATTAAGGTAAGCAGCCCACGCAGCTTCGATGCTCATGCCGTCGTATGGGCTACTGGTCTGTGATAGCTTTGTGTAGAAATTGAGTACCATAGATGCGTCAATAGAGTCTATCTTGCCGTCCATGTTTGCGTCCGCAGCGTGGAGCTGAGCAGGGGTGAGCCCTGTATCCAGAGGCGGCGTGGCTGACAATGCAGCGTAAGCGGCAAGGATAGCAGATGAGTCTATGGCGTTGACCTTACCGTCGCTATTAACGTCGGGGATAGTGACATTAGCCGCGCTATACTTCATCTTATTAGGATTTGGAAGTATCTCTGGCGCAGCTTTGAACGAGACTTTCAACGTATATACTCCGTGCTTCTCAGAGCAGTCAACGTCTGGCTCTCGGACGCTGAAATGATAATTCGGATAGTAGTCATCATACAGGTCGAGGCTGCCGTCCCAGTGAAGCCAGTTGATCAGGCTTATTACTTTGTCCTCAGCACGCTCGATGTGACGTTCTATGAACTCAAGCTCATAGGAGAGCTTGCGCTCCCCATAGCTTTTTTTACCAAATAGCGAGTCGAAATTATATGTAACATTGCTAAAGGGGACGCGCTCAAGGTGTTCGTCCTTTGGCGCGGAGCCGATGTTGCGCTTGAGCATTTGCAAACCATAAGCATAGTACGTATGCTTACCGTTCACAGTAAAACCTTTTCTTTTCACGTCGTCACACCTCTCTTCTTCATCTGAACGCGGAGCCCCTGTCTCTCGTCGATAGCCTCGTCGACAAGGTCGAGCACGCCTTCAGCGACGATCTCCTCACCGACTATAAACTGAGCTGTGAGAGACCTTAACTGCGGCTCTGAGCTCTGCTGATTGCTGTTATTCACTGTATTGTTGTAAGTATACTGGTTATTAATGATGTCCGATGTAGCACTCGGTGCTGCGTCTGACCTGTCAATAAGTATCTGCTGCGCTGTCATAGCTGTCAGAGCGTCGTTCGTGACTATCGGCTGCAGTGCTGAGCTCTTAGGTGGATCCGTATCGAGGTTCGGAGCAGGCGCGTCTGGTTTATCAGGTTTAGGTATATCGGGTATATCAATCTCAAGCTTCGGGAGCTCGATCTCTGGTACCTCAACCTGTAGCTCAGGCAAGTCTATCTCAGGAACGTCAACCTCAAGCTCAGGTAAGTCGATGTCGGCGACCTCGACCTGCAGCTCTGGAAGCTCCGTGTCAGGAATATCAACAGCAAGCTCAGGAAGGCTAATGTCGGGCACGATCACATCGAGCTCAACTGGTTCGATGTCGGGTACCGATACCTCAAGCTCTGGAAACTCAGGCAGTTCTGCGGAAGGATCAATGACGTCGATGCCAACCTTAGGAGCGCCGAGGTCAAGATTCGTAAGAGCCTCTCTTGCGTCCTCAGCTATGGTCGGCAGCTCGTCCATGAAGCCAACGCCGACACCCTCTGCAAGGTACTTGCCGACGCTGTCACGCATTACGCGCGAAGGGGAGTTGATACCAAAGGCGGACTTGAAGCCGTCGATAATGCCGTCAGCAAAGCCGAAGATCTTATCCTTGATCCACTGACCCATGTTCTTGATACCGTTCCAGATACCCTCGACGATGTTCTTACCTGTCTCAAGCATCTTGCCAGGAAGTTCCTTGATCGTATCGACGATATTATGGAACATATCCGACGCGGCATTTTTCGCCTTTTCACGCAGTTCGAGGCCCCAGGAAATAACGTGCTTGATAGCAGCGGTCAGGTTGTCCCATATCTTACCGGGGAGCTCCTTGAAGAATGTAACGATATTATCAAGGAAGTCCTTCGCAGTCTGGCGTGCCTTTTCCCGCATCTCCAGAGCCCAGGAAACAATTTTACCGATTGCCTCACCGATAAACTCACCGATCTTGTGAGGCAGGTCCTTGAAGAACTCAACAATACCGTCAAGGAAATCCTTTGCGGTCTGACGCGCCTTTTCTCGCATCTCCAACGCCCACTGCACGACTGCGAGCAGTGCGTCCTTCAGAAACTCTCCTATTTTACTGAGGAGCTCCCCGAGTCCTGTCACAAGTGCAACAACTATCTGCGGCAGTGCCTCGACAATTGCCATGAACATTCGCCCTGCGGCTTCCAGTATCTGAGGAATAGCCTCGATCAGAGCTTCAACAATAGCAACTATTATAGTCGGAAGGTTCTCAATAAGCAGCTCTATAAGCTCTGGAAGAGCTTCGACAATCGCAATGAATATGTCGGTAATGCACTCAAGTATCTGCGGTATAGAGCTGATAATTGTATCTATCAGCACCGGGATAAGATCTATGAGCGCCTTGCATATTGTAGGTGCAGCGGCTACTATTGCCTTTGCAATTGATGCGATAATATCGAGAGCTGCCTGTATCAGTGTAGGCAGGCTGTCTCCTATTGTGGCAGCAAGTGTCTGTATTGCTTCCGCTGCTGCCATTGCAAGCGCAGGTGCATTTGCTGTTATTGTATCAGCAAGGTTTGTGACAAAGTTATTTGCCATATCAGCAATATCGCCGATGTGGGACGATATGCCGTTCAGTAAAGTGGTAAGGAGCTGTGCACCGAGATCAAGCAGCTTTGGTCCTATGGTGAGGAAGCCCTCAAGGAGCTGCATACCTGCATCGAGTGCCGCATCAGCAAGTGCAGGAGCATTGTCGACCAGTCCCTGCACAAGTGCATCTACAAGGGACACACCAGCTTCGATGAGGTCTGGGATATATTCAGTAAAGCCTACAAGTGCATCTGCAATGACGCCACTCATAGATGTTACAAGCTTACCCATGCCCCCGAGGATAGTCTCTACCCGGGGAAGTATATTTTCAGCAGCTGTTGCCGCACTCTCAACAAAATCTGTTGTGAGCTTCTCAAAGTCCTGTTCATCATCAGCAATGCCGACAACAAGGTTGCTCCATGCTGATTTCATGGACGCAACGGATCCGCTTATAGTTTCAGCTGCTTCTTTAGCAGTCGTGCCGGTGATACCCATTTCGTCCTGGATAACATGGATAGCCTCGACAACGTCCGCATAACTTTCTATGTCATAGTGCATTCCGGATATGGCTTCTGCGTCTGCGAGCAGGCGCTCCATTTCCGACTTGGTACCGCCGTATCCGAGCTTAAGGTTGTCAAGCATCGTATAATTCTGCTTGGCAAAGCCCTGATATGCGTTCTGAATGCTCTCCATTGAGCTTCCCATTTTGTTGGCGTTGTCCGCCATATCGACGATAGCCTTATCGGCAACCTCTGCCGCTTTAAGAGTATCACCGCCCAGGGAAGCAATGAGAGCTGCGGAGAACGATGTAACCGTCTCCATGTATTCATTCTGCGAGAGGCCTGCTGTCTTGAATGCCTTAGCGGCATTGTCAAGGACATCAGACTGAGCCTGCAGAAGTTTATCATATTCACTCCGAGCTGCGTCAACAGACTTTCCTACACTTGCAGCATATTCCTCAAGGCTTCTGTCCTGAGTGCCGAAAAGTGTTGAAACACCGCCTGTCAACTGCTCGTAGTCCGCATAAGCGTCAAGTGCACTCTTACCGAGCGCAACCATTGCGCCCGAGGCTGCTGTGACAGCTCCTGTGACAAGGGCCATGCCCTTTTTGGCAAAGCTACCTATCTTTTCTAAGCCTGTGCTAAAACCGCTGTCATCAATTTCAGTATCGAATTTTAGAGTGCCATCGAAAGCCACAACAATCCCTCCTTAAAGTGGATCGTGCGGCTCAATGGCTCATTGCACTTGTTTTCCGTTTACTATTTTGAGTTCAAATTCCTTCTTGCAGCCGCGAGTGCATTTTAAATACACGCTGCTGCAATTTGCGGTATTATCAAACAATACCGTTTTTGCACCGCAGTGAGGACAGTGCGCCCACATACGCTGCAGTGGCGGAAGCTTCAGGTTCTCCATAATATGGTGTGGTACCTTCATAATATAAGACCTCCGAAAGCAGCGCTTATCATATCGTCTTCGCAGCCATAAAAAGGAATAGCAATACTGCGTTGGATCCGCGCGATACGTGCGCGTTCTTTGTCGTCCTTGATACTGCCAAGATCAATGGCGCGGTACGCCATGCGTTTTTGACTCTGAGAGTCGTCCGGAAGCGCTGCGAAAAGGCAGCGGAATTCCCACCAATGCAGATAGTCAATGCCGATGAGATCAATTCCGTAGTATCGGCGGAAATCCCCGAGAATGTACCGTGAGTCTATCCGCCAGTCGAGAACAGGCGGTCTTGTTATTGAGTCTTCGACATCTGCGTCTGCGTCGTCATCATCGCAGGCATCAGGCTCAAGCTGCTTAGCGCTGTAAAAGTCAAAGAGAGCGCTCACAGTTTCATCGGTTATTTTCTTGGGGCGTACCTCAAACCAATTCGCCAGCATATAAACTTTGTTATATCTATCGACGTCCTGGTCACGCATCAAGTCCGCAAAACGGAGCCAGTCCCTAAAGTCGGTAAGGATCGGGCAGGCTTTGCCCTCGACCTCGACGCTCTCAGGGAATGGCTCATATAACGCGTTAATCATTTCTTCTTTGCGCGACGCTGCTTTCGGTTAGGGGTGTACTTGGCGAGGCGAGCAGATCTCTGCTTGGCGTCCGCCTCGAATTGTGCCTGGGCAAAATCAAGGAAGCTGAGGTATATCTCCTCGTATGCTGAGATGCTGGTCGGTACACCTTCAAATATCTGCTCTGACGTGCCCTCACCAAAGATAGTGTCAAAAAGCTTTTCAAACAGGCTACAGCAAGCGCGGATCCTTTCGGAAGCTTTACCGTCTTTCGGTATCAGCTTTTCCGCGTCAGTCATATCCTCAAAAGCGTTTTCATAACGTTCAACTGCATCGGCGTCGGTAAGATCGAGCTCGAATTCTTTACCGTTGATTTGCCATTTTTTCTGGCTCATAGGCTCATTCCTCCATTATTATTCTTCTCCCTGAGGCTCGTCTTCGGGTTCTTCCTCAGCCTGCTCCTCGGGTTCGTTCTGTTCTTCGGAGCCGACTTCCTCAGCTCCGGCTACCTAATTGGACGCTTCAGTGAATGTGACTGTCTGGAAGTCGTCGGCTGTTGCAGCAGTGCCCTTGATGAGCTCGCCCTTGCAGCGGAAGTTGCCGCTGTAAGTGTAGACGTTGATGTTATCGCCCTCTGAATTAGGAATAACAGCAAAGTCGCGCTTCCATGCGTCGTTAGTCTCAGTGTCCACTATGATGATAGGTCTTACTGCATCGTCACCAAGCAGCTCATCATTTGTGATCTTGATGATGTCTTCCTGGACAGGCAGATTTCTGTGCTTGTCAAAGGCGTATGCGATGCTGGGATTGTATCCCATTACATCAGTTACGCCGAAAGGCTCGTCCACATACTGCCTGCCATACTCGATAGGGTTCTGAGACTTGGCGAGCTGCGTAAACTTCTTCATTCTGTAGAATGTCGTAGTTGTCGTGGAGCCACTCGTTTCTGTTACGCCGTAGAATGCAACGATCTTATGGCGCTGTACGATTTTTACATCTGACATTATTTTATTCCTCCTCGTAAATTAATCGGAGCTGGATCTGGTATCTTGCTGTATCAGCCTCTGCTGATAATGGGTATCCCCGGGTAAGGACTTCGATACTTACGGGCACCCGTCCATCAAGAGCGGGAAGGTTGCCGTTAGAGTTATTGTCCTCAATCCAGTCTTCAAATTTTTCGTAAAAATGGAGGTTTTCAATGCAGGTAGCGACCTGTGCATTGTAATCCTCCCTGCTTGCAAACAAGAACAGAAACTGCTTCAAACAGTCTCCGTCAATGTAGCGCTTATAAACGGGATCGCACGGAACAGCCTCAATATCATACTCAATGGACTGATCGCCCAGGTAGTCAACATTACACAGGCAGCCGTCCTTAAGCTCCGGAAAGCCAAGAATATAGTCCCTGAGGCATTCAATTAAAGGTCGTTTCATATTTTTCTGCTCACCCTTTTCAGTATTTCTTCCTTATGGTCAGCTTTCATGCGCTCAAAGAAAAATGGACCCCTGAGCCCTTTTGTTCCCTTCTTGCGGTTCATACCCTCTTTACCGAGGCCGCGATTCACATAATACTGCTCTTTAGCGTATGGAGCTGTATACTCTATAACGCCGGAGCCTATTTTAGTGCCTGAGATACCGCTTTTCTTCATCATGCCTGTTCTGAAGGGGACATAGGGGTCTGAGAGCCTAAGCACTTCGCTATCAATAGTCTTCTGGGCTTCGGCAAAATATTTTTTGCGCTCTACATCAAAGTTAGCATTGAGCTTAAGGCCAACAAAATTAATCATCTGGCTGTCACCTCGATGTGCTGAACAGCTGCGGATCCGTGTCGGAAGTCACCAATGTATGTTATGGTGAGGGCGTCCTTTGGCGGCTCTGCCGCGTCGGTAATATATAATGCTACACGGTCATCCTTCTTTGGAAGGTACGACGATGACGCAGCGGGTATTGACAGGAAGACTTCATCGGACGACGCCCTATCGGCTCCGGTGCCTATTCCTCTTTCGTCCTCCACAAAAAGTGCTCCAACTCTATGTCTTACATACGCTGCTGATCTTGTTTGTGGATCAACTATTTTTTCGTAAATGGTGCATCCTTCTCTGTTTGTCATCATTATGGATCAACTCCCCGAAAAAGAAGTCCTGTGCGGCCTAAATGCCTTAGTATTATGGCCGAACATACGTCGTCAAGTCCTGCGGTGGCGCCCTTGAGCTGAGCGCCCAGAACTTCTGAACTGGACCTGTACGATACACTGTATTTACTATTGGTTTCGGAAGCGATTATGCCGCTGCTGCTGTTTCCGCTTGCGGATGTGAAAGCAGCTTCCAGCGTGATCGGATAAATTTGTTCTGCAAGCTCGCAGCAGCAGCGCTTAACCACCTCCTCGTGCTCCGTAGGGACGCCTTTCTCTATCCTTCCGAAGGTGGCCGCATTGATACGGTCAGTTGCTTTGGACGCGACAGAAGGGTACTTCTCCTCGGGAATCAGGTCTCCGCCGTAAGTACCCGAGTAGTATGCGTAATCAGCGAAGATCGTCATAGTATCACCTCTTACGCGATATCATCCGCTGTAACAGTAAGGTAAGTTACAGCCTTAACCTTGCCCGAGCTGAGGTTTACGATCTCAATGACATCACCTGCAGAAACCTCGATTGCTGTTGTGCCTGATGTGAGTGAAGTTCCAGCGTAGGCAGAACTTGTCATATCGAAGGACGCTCTCTCAGAGGGGTTCTTCTTATACGCGTAAGTTGTACCCGTATTGCCTGCTGTAACTGTTGCAACCGTCTTGCCGGTTGAGCCTTCGCCTGTAGCCTTTGCAAGGGAAGCAGTAAGGGAGCCGGGGGCATATACCGCACGAATAGCAACGCTGCGGAGAACCTTGTGGCCATAAACTCTACGGCCCTGCACAGCGGACGCGCCGATGTAATTACCTGAGCCAGAGAGGTCCTGGATCTTGATAGGAACCTGCCACTCATGTGCTCTGGTTGCGAATCTTGGGTGCCCTGCGAGCATGGCAAGATTTGCTGTGTCATCGTTCCACTCCTTGACGAGGAAGCCCGCGATTTTACCTACGATGCCAGTTACCTTTACATCGTCTCCGAGAGATGATGCGCTGATGAACTCAGGGCTCTTAAGGATAAGTGCCATAGTATCAGGGGTAACAAGCAGATACCTTTTGCCGTCGTCGGGGATCTTAGCCTTCGACATGATCTTGCGAATATCAACGATGGTCTCGTAGATATTTGTTTTTGTGATCTGCGCGACATTTGTGGCTGTGGATCCTGCGAGCAGTACAGTGCCGCCGTCCGTGTCGATCTGAGAAGCGAGGCTGTAGCCCGCGCTGTCGAGTCTGTCAGCTACGATATTGTCGGGGACAGAGTCTGCGTCGTAGCCGTCGATAACTTCGTTGACGGCCTTGTCCTTGTTGATAACAAGGTCAGTGTAGCTCGTAGAGCCATTTGTGGGAGCGATACCATTAGCCTTATCATAGTCAGATACAGCTACCTCAGTATCGCGCACGGGAATCTTTACAGAGCCCGAAGTCGGATCGCCCTCATAGTCGTTGTTGAAGACAAAGCCGTCGGAAAGAACGAGTTCATTTCTGAGCTTTGCAAGAACAAGATCAGAGTAGCGTGCCTGTAATTCATGTGCCATAATTCTTTTCCTCCTTTAGTTCTTAGGTATAAGATTAGGGTTTTTAGCGTAAAACGCTTTTTCAACAGCACTCATGGCCTGAGGCGTGTTGCCTGATGTAGGGGCCGCAGCTTTCTCCTGGGGGTTAGGAGCGAAAGCGTCGGCGTGGCTCTCGCGGAATGCCTGGACAATGTCATCTCCACCGATGAGCTTGTCGCCGTCGAACTTCAGCTGCTTATCCTCCAGCAGCTTTGTGACGTGCGCCTCGTACACATCGTTCTTCAGATGGAGTCCCTTGACATACTGCGCGAGTTTTGTGCGGTGCTCAAATGCAGCGCGTTCCTGTTCGGCAGCTTCTGCCTTTGCCTTCCAGTCATCGGCGGACTTCTTTATGCCCTCGATGTCCATATCCTTGAAAGACTGGATCGTGGTGTTAGCCTCGTCGAGTGACTTCTGAATAGCAGCAGTGCTGTCCTTTTCGGTTTTGATGTCGGCATTGTAGGTGTCGATTATCGACTTGACCGCCTTTTCATCGGTTATGCCGAGATCTTCGAGAAATTTCTTATTGAGCATGATTCGCCCTCCTTGTTTAAGAGTATAAAAATAGCACTTGCAACTTAGTTTCAAACTGATTGCAAATGCTTGTAAACATTATTCAATTACGATATGCTCCATAGCAGCTCGTGCTATCAGAGCGGAGCAGTAGTCTGACATAGCCTGTACCTGCCCGTCATAGATCATTCTCGGACAAGTCGGCGTGAAGTCCAGTTCTCCCTTATCCCATTTGTCGAGCATGGCTTCCAGCTTTTCAAGTCTCGTTTTAACCTGGTAGTATTCGGCCTTGAAGCGATCCTTGTAGTCGTCGGACTGCATGAGCTCTATCGTTTCTTTAAGCTCCATTCTTATCACCACCTTTTTAGGTATAAAAATAGCACTTGCGAGGGACATTCATGTCCTTAGCAAATGCTTATTTCTCTTTAAGTTCTACGCAGAATACGTCATCCCAGTTATAAATGCCGACCCAGGCGCCCTTCTGCTTTACCATGATGGCTCTGCCATCGTAACCATAGTCGTCCCACTCTCCTTTACCGTAGGAGATCGTATCACCGTTTTTGAAGGTGATCTCTATTCTGTCAGCGTGCTCCACTATACCACCACCTTTCGTGCATCTTTTGTGCAAATACGCACGTTACCTCTGAAGCTCTTTCTGAGGGCGGCCTTCCATATAGCGTATAGCTTCATTGATATGAAAGATCGCCATCTGATTAGCTGCACTCGTGTACTTTTTCATCTTCTGGAGATCCCTGAGGTGATCGCGTACCGTCTCAAGCATATCATAGTCGTTGAGGTCGAACAGCAGCTTTTCAATTCTCAGATCGTCTATTTCTTCCTTAGTCGGCACGGGACCACCTCCTTTAGGCTATAAGAAAACCGCCTTGTTACGGGCGGTTTAAAAATCATCTTCCCACATTGAGGAGTACTCGCAGCGGCTGCACTGTTCCTTAGCCTTTTCGGCATTAATATTAAGGCCGTTGAGCTCAGGTACGGAGTCAATCTTAAGAATACCGTCGCCAACCTGCGTTGTCTCATAACAAAGCTCACAGCCTATTGCCTTTCCGAATATCGGGCATACTCTGGCAGCTACCAAAGCATTAGTATCAGGGTTCGACATACCTTTTTATCACCTCTCGAATAGTTTTTTCCTCGTCGTCAAAGTTTTCTTTCGACCATGCTGTCTTGTAGTACCATTTGTCTTCATATCTGGTTATCGTCACTGCTCCTTTTTCTGATCTAAAGGTCTGACGCTGACCATTCCACTGAACGAACATAACGTTGGCCTCATCCATAAAAGACTTTAAGTCGGCCTCTGTTATATTGCGTTCTTTCATACGCTTGAAGATATGACCCGGCTCGATATTACCAGGCGTGGGGTCGTTCTCAAGGAGGGCGTTTTTAGGTTTAGCGGGCAAAGCTATACCAGTTTTTTTAAAGCCTGCTTCCTTGAGCTTATATGTAACCATGAAATAATTGAAATCGCTGTCGGGATATTTTTGTATGTATTCATTGTACTTACGCTGTATATTGCCTATATTTATTATATCATTTTTGTCTAATTTTTTCAAGAGGTTTTTGTTTGCCCATACTGCTTTTTGGCTCAGGCTCTTGTCAAAGCCGTTCACCCATACCCGGGTACCGTCGGGAAGCTGTCCTGTCTCCTCAAGGAAGTTCTTGAGGCACTTTTCTGCTTCCTTTAGCTTTACAGACTCAGTGTCGAACATACCCTGCATTTGCTTTTTTACATCCTCGTTCGTAGCTGAAGCCAGCCCTGCATTAGCAGCAGAGACGCTTCGCTTCTTGTCTCTTATATCACGCTCAAGAGCGCGCTGCATCTGGTCCATCTCGTATTCAGTGTACATCTGCCCATCGTACTCGATATTCTTAGCGTTGAGCTCACTAAGCCGTTCATCGGAGTAGGCCCTTGTACTTATGCCTTCAAAGAACGGAAACCAGTCATGCCTGCAGTTCCAGCCACCGAAGCCGTCGCCGGATCCGTAGCCAATCTCCTTAAGCGAGTAAACTTTTGCACCGTCAATATACCTGCCTGCATTCTTTCCGGACAGACTGACAAGTTTGCCCTGCCACTCTGCGTGCTTTGGGCGTGCTCCTGCATGAGCTGTTATCTCCATAAGATCTGCGCCCATATCAGAGGCATTAGTAACTGAGAGTTGCCGCACTGTCTGGCCGACGCCCGTGAGAACAGAGCGCCGTATGGCCACATCAAGCTTGTCCTTATGCCCCGAAGGATACCAAACATAAGCACCGCCGTCGGCAGCAGCTTGAACAGCACGACGGATAGCAGTGCCGTAGTCCATAGCCCCTGAGCTCACTTGCATATAGGCGCTGTCACAGGCCGTGACGTACAGCTGCTGCGTCGCTATCGCTGTTGTAAGTGTGAGGTTCTTCAGCTCGCCTGCGCACTTTGCATAGCCCGCTTCGAGGACCTGTGCAGCAGCAGGGGAGAGCTTGGTAATACTTCCGAGGCCTGCTTGCTCGTAAAAGAAATTGTCATTCTGTATAGACTGAATACCCGCATCCTGGAAAAGTGCTCTGACCTGGTTTTCGGTTGCGTCTGAGCGCTTTGCTATCTCGGCGAGTATATCATCAAATAACATTCCTGACTCTTGGAGCTGCTTTGCCTGCCAAGCGGTAGCTTCGCTTACGCGGCCCAATCGGATTATGCGCCGCACCATATCATTTATGATCGAGTTCTCAAGGTCATTGTAGATCACCATTAGCTGATCGCAAAGGTGGTCATACTCCGAGGGGGTTAGCATTTCCGCCTCCTATTGTTGGCGAGGTGTTACCGAAAAGCGCCTCCGCTTTAGGCATGAGCTCCGCGGCAGCCTCCTCATCACAGGAGAAGTACCACATGACGAACTGCTCCTTTGTCAGCATACCTGCCGATACCATTTGCATCCTACGAGCGAACTCCTTATCGACATCTTCAAGGACGCCATCGCCGAATGTGCTTGTAACCTCGACATCAGACGCGCCGCGGTTCTCGTAGTAGTTCCGCAGGTATGACAGCCCATAGGCAGCTCCGCCAAGAGCAGGCCGCAGGCCCTCCTGTATATCGTGAACTCGGTCATAACTGCGCTGCTTTGACGCCTTTATCTCCTCTGCGGTCTTCTCGACGTCCTCTACTTCTGATAACGTGCCATAAGCCAGTCCGCAGTTATTTTCAATGCGGCGAAGGATCTGATTGAATGCATGAAAGTAAGAGGTATCGCGTATTTCCGGAGAGAATGTATTGAAAAGGTCTTTGCCATTGCCCGTGTTCTCGTATGTATGGAACATACGCTCACGGCCACGCGGAAGAATAGGCTTGCCGTCTCTCATACGGAAGAAATCAAGAGAGGCGTCGATCGCGCGCTCAGAGGACTCCAGCTCCCAAAGAATACGTTCCCAGTGCTCATCTGCATCGCGTATGAGGTCTACAGCATCCGCGTATACTGATATACCAAGTGCGGAGTCAGGATCCACGTTATTGGCGTCCGGCACCTGGAAGATAGAGAACAGCGGCTGCGTAACGCCGTCGAACACCTTGCGCGGGAGGATGTCAGTCCATGCGGGGACCTCAGAGAGCTTACACTCGCGTCCAAGAAACGCAGGGTTATCTGAGCGGAAGCATAAATTTCTAATCGAATGCTGCTGCGCCCCGGCATTATACTCATGCACCTCTACTCGTGTATAACTTATCTTGCCGATTACCACGGTCTCAGGGCAGGCAACAGAGGTGCATACATCATCTGAGAATGATATCGGAAGGTACTGGTTCTGGAGGACTATATCTACCTTTGGAGCTCCTGTCCAGTATGGCTTTAGGAGCAGGCCGCCGACTGCGAGGCCATAATCAAGCTTTCGCCGCAGAGACGGCAGCATCCTCTGCCATGCAGCGTTCAGCTCAGGGTCGTTTACCTCTGAGGCAAACTCCTTAAGTGTCAGTCGCTTAATCTCCTTGGAGACTATAGACGGAAGTCTAAGCGGTTTCACACGAATTTTCTGCCACGAAGCCGTGTTTTTGAAAAGGTTCTCCCAGGACGTCATTGCCTCCGCCATTTTGGCGCTTATGATGCAGGGAGCGCCTATCGCAGCAGCAATTTGCGTAGCGTCTATCATATTATCCCTCACTTCTGAGCTCCCTAAGAGCTCGTTTCATGCTTGTTTCGACAAAGTATCTCATGTCATCCATGGCGTGGTCGAATTGCTTAACCGGGGCGTCAGGTCCCTTTTTTGCCGCTCCCTGAGTGTCCCAACAATAGAGACTAAACTCTCTTATGGTGTCGGCGCAGTCAGGTGAAAAATGCAGGTACCCCAACTGCAGTAGCGTCGAAGTGTCGCGAATGCCATCAAGAACAGAGTTGTCTGCCTTGCGCACTCTAAACTTACCATGCCGCCGTATGCACTCAATAAAGCTCGCAGCCGAAGGATCCACAATGACATAAACGATATCGAGATCCCCAGCGAGCTTTTCAAGCTCAGCATAGTGCTCCTCGTCTGTCCTGGACACGCCGACCTTGCGCGCGTCGTAGTAATACTCTTTGACACGGTAAGCGTGATTGTTATAGCCGAGATGCCACAAGCCCATTGACGTAGGATTGACCGTACCGTAGTCGATGCTTATATAGTAATCGCCTTCGGCATCTTCTGGTAGGGCACCGAGGTGCTTACTGCGGTCAAACATAGGGTAAATGAGTCCTTCTGCAACAGCCCATTTGCCGAGAACATATCGGTCATAAAAAACGCCGGAGAAAAGAGACTTCGTGCGTTCTATCTTCTCTGGCGACATAATAGGGTTATCTTCCATGGTAAAGTGGACGCGTTCGGCGTGCTTTTCAGCAGCCTTACGTATCCACTGCGTATTAAACCAGTGCTCAGGACCGTCGGGATTGCAGTTGAACCAGATTCTTGCATCGCTTACCGACAATGTTCTTGCGATAGCCTGATCAACAAAGCTCTCAGGTTGCAGAGCTACTTCATCAAATAATACGCCTGCGAGAGTGAGACCCTGGATCAGCTTGTAGCTGCCCTCGTCCTTTCCTCCGAATATGTAGAAATAGTTAGCATGGCCGCCGCCTGATACAACAAGAATGTGCTTGCTGCTATTGTACTTAACGTGGTAGTAATATGTAACGTCAGTCATTTGCTGAATAGTATTGACAATATTCCTCTCTGCCGCCTGTACAGTATTTCCACAGATGCCGAAATTCATATCGGTGAAGCATTTCATCGCCCAGTGGACGAAGCTGCACGTCATCGCAGCAGTCTTTCCGGAACGGACGGATCCGTCGCAGATTAAAGCATAGCTGTCTGACTTATACGGCCATTTGAATATTTTACGCTGCTTCTTAGAAAGCTTCTCAAATGTCATTCGCTGCTCTCCTCTGGCTCAGGCTCTATGCTTTCGTCGTCGCCTTCCTCAAGAGCCTTGAATAGCTTAGGAAGCTCCTGCTCACCTGCAGCTGTCATCTGCTCGGTGAACAGCCCGAAATGCTTACCAAGCAATTCAAGTGCTCTGAGCTTATCGTAGGAGCTGACCTCGGTACCGTATTTGCCCTCTTTAATACCCGATATAGTCTTTTTTGCTTCGGTGCTGAGCCTATCAGTGGGAGTAAGCCTAACGACGCCGTAGTCGTCCACTTTCGCGAGCTCCGTGCGATCTGAGAACGCTATTGCGGCCAGTTCATTAATAACTTTGTCCGCAGATATTCCCGTGCGTTTTGCCTGCTCTTTGCGTAATTTCTCGATATATTGCGAAACGTTATTTTTCGTAATAAGCTGGCGGCCTATGTTCGGGTCTTTGTATCCGGCTCTTGCTGCCGCCTGCGTTGCGTTGAGGTCGACGAGGTACTCCTCGCAGAACCTCTTCTGTTTTTCTGTGAGTTTCATCTCATCGCCTCCCTTCTGTATAACAAAAATACCGCCTCAGTTGAGACGGTATTTTTGTTCTTTGAACGGTGGTTTGTTCGACCAAAGAGGTCTTGGCCTCTGATGCAGGACTCGAACCTGCTGTTGACCCTGACGACATTAACTTTGCCGTCGTATCAGAGAAGGGGCGCCCGAATGCCGGAGACAACAGCATTCGGGACGATTTGGAAAACATAAAGCCATTTCCTATAGAAGGGGCCCCGCGATCACGGAACCATTGAAAGACAAGACATGAAAAATGCGTACAGTGATCGCCTTTTTGCAAACTTCTACGAATACAGTATAGCATACTTGACAGCGGACGTCAATAGGAAAAAGCGGACATCAGCGGACATAGGCGGACATCTTTTCGAGTGCCTCACTGTAAAGTCGTCTTTCGTGCCTTGATGAGTACCCGATCGCCTTCGCTGCTTTGCCCGGTTCAATACAGGCGAGGTGACGATAGATCAATATTGACTCAAGCCTGCTGTCATGAAGTCTCCTAATACCACCCCTTATTTCTTCGTCAAGCTCGCGGACCCTAAGTACCTGCGCATTGATCTCCTTGTCTATATCAGCAAGCTCATCGCAGTATTCGGCAAGTGCGAGCTCCATTGCATTTTCATTACTTTCGCCGCCGGTGCTGCCGCCGTATTTTACGCCTTTAAGCCCTACGGATCCTGCTATGGAATGCCTGTACGCTCTTAATGCTTTCAGTTTTATGTTTGCTTCAAAAGCTCTGTTCAGCCATTTTGCGGTAACTCTTTGTTTATCTGTCATCTCATCTTTCCTCCATTCCTCGTCTGAGACGTACCCCTTGTTGCCAGCGCAGTGTACGATAACTGCCGCCGACACTAATGTTATGATTATCGGGACTATTATCCCCGGCATACTTTCGCCTCCTTGCCGATAAGTTTCTCAGCCTCTGCCTGATGGCGCCATTCATATCTGCACTCGCCCTCACTGCACTGGCCTGCATATCTGCAGCTCACACAGTCTCCATACCCGAGGCGCTGCACGTCATTCATTGCACTTCCAAGAAGCTTTATCGACTCAGCTCTGCTTGCTTCAAGCTCATTGACATAAGCAATTATCTCCGGCTCTGTAAACCATCTTCCCTTAATAAACATCCTCATTGTCCTCCCGGGTAAGCCCCATTTCGCCTCTCATCTCCAGGAAGTGCTGCTCCGCCTGCTTTCTGCCGATGTGCATTCCCATAAGGTAGATTGCCAGGGCCGCCGCGGCCGATGCTATAACTAAGATCATCAATACTCACCTCGCAGTATCATATCAAATGCTATAATTTCCATTTTACAAGCTACTATTTTACCGCATACAGGGCAATAAAAGAACGTAGGCGGGCAAAATGTTATTGGACTGAGAGCCTTAATAAGATCATCCGTATTCATCTTCTACTCCTTTCCGACCTTCTTTACGATCTTGTCGTACAGCTCGTTTGCCTTGTTCTGATCCTTATAGTTCGCGAAGAACGCCGCCCTCAGAACAGGACGCGTCTCCTGTAGGAGCTTCCACAGCTCCATGTTCTCTTTTTCCATTGCCGCCATGTGCAGCACGTCAGTATCGCTCATTATTTGCCCTCCTCAAAAATCGTAATAAACTCCATGTATTTACGCCGTTTACTGTCGACCTTTTTCATTTTGCCGATAGCGGCTTTATGCGCCTTCTGATCTCCGCGCTCAAGCGCTGTGTGCCTGAGTGCATCCTGCTGCTTCATTCCGTAGACACATAGCTCGACGCGCTCACCGATTGCGGACTTCCACACTTCCACGGCATTGGTGCCGTAGATCAGATCTGACGCAGTGGCAAGTTTTGCGAGGATCCTTACCTCACGAACTGTGATACGGGCTTTATTGAGGAACTTGTCTGTATCCATAGTCAGGCTCCTATCCTCGCCCATAATCATTTCTACAATCATTTTCCCTTCACTCCCTTGATCCTTGCCTTAAGCGCCGCCAGCAGACTTTCCTGCGTCGCGTCCTTGTCTTGCAGGGAAGCCATTACCATCTCGTCTGCACTGTCCTTGACGATAAGGTGATGTATGATGACCCTGTCCCGTTGTCCTTGCCTGTACAGTCTCGCATTTGCCTGCTGGTAAAGCTCCAGGGACCAGTTAAGACCGAACCAGATGATGTGGCTGCCGCCTGCCTGAAGGTTAAGTCCGTATGCAGCCGATGCAGGGTGCGCAAGCAGCACACTCAGCTCGCGTCGGTTCCAACGGTCTATGTCCTCGGGCGTCTTAAGCTCGCCGAAGTTTACTTTTGCCTTCTGCAGCAGCTGCGATATACGCTGCAGCTCATGTCTGAAGTTGTAGAATACCAGTACGGGCTGCCCCTGGGCTGCTTCGATGAGCTCCATGAATGCTTCGGTCTTGCAGCTGTGTACTTCCACCGGCGTACCGGCAGGGGGGTACGCAGCTCCGCCTGCCATTTGCAGCAGCTTATTCGTCAGGACTGCTGCAGTGCCTGCGTCAAGAGTCTCCTCGTCGACTTCAAGGAACATATCATGCTCGAACTGGTCGTACAGCTTCCTCGCCTTCGGATCCAACTCTACTGGGACGATGATGTCCTGTCTCTCAGGAAGCTCGATATAGTCCTCGGCCTTCATGCTCACGCATATATCTGAGATCTTCTGCTTTATCAGCTGCTCAGCTCCCGGGCGCTCATCGAAGGTGGAGAAGTTGCCGCCGTGGGTATTCTCGTTGAAGTAAGCTCTGCGGTATGCCGTGATACTCTTGCCGAGACGTTCTCCGCTGTCAAGCAGATAGATCTGCGCCCAGAGATCCATAAGGCCGTTAGGAGCAGGCGTGCCGGTGAGCCCGACAAACTTGCTGATGTGAGGTCTTACCCAGGTGAGACACTTGAACCTTTTAGCCTGCGGGTTCTTGAAACTGCTCAGCTCATCGGCGACAACCATGTCGAACTTCCAGTCATTTCTGTAGTGATCTACAAGCCATTGCACATTCTCACGGTTGATAACATAGATGTCCGCAGGCGTGTTCACAGCTCTGATCCTCTGCGCAGCTGTACCGAGAACCTTTGAGATCCTCAGGTGCTTGAGGTGATCCCACTTCTGAGCTTCGCTGCTCCATGTTGCTTCTGCGACCTTCTTAGGCGCGATGACTAAAGCCCGGTTTATCATGAAGCGATTATACTTCAGGTCGTTAATGGCCGTTAGTGTTATTACAGTCTTGCCCAAGCCCATATCCAGCAGCAGCCCCACCGCAGGATCTGTGATGATCCTGTTGATGCAGTAGGTCTGATAGTTATGTGGCGTGAATTGCATCTCTTATCACCTCCCTGACCTTTGCTTTTGTGTCCACGTCAGAGTAGACACGGCAGCCAAGGTCTCTCATTCGTTTCTGCTGCTGCCGCTGCTTCGGCGTGCTTTTCTTTCCTTCGGATTTCGTCTCTACAAAGAATACTTTCCCTCCTGGGAGAATGCAAAGCCTGTCCGGCACTCCTGTCTCGCCGGGCGAGACAAACTTATACGCCTTTCCCCCCAGCTTCTTTATTTCATCCCTGAGGTAAGCCTCAGTGACTTTTTCGCTTTCCATTATGGCGCCCTCCAGTAATCTTCAAGTTCTCCTGTTGCCTCGTTTACCATAAATTTTGGCTCCAGTATGATGCCGAGGTTTTTTCTCGCAGCCTTTAACTCGTTTTGTCCGAAGCCTGCTTTTAAGGCTTCAGCTCTTATCGTCCTTCTTGGTTGCAATCTTCCTGTCTTTTCGAGAAAATCGCACAACCACTTTGTGCAGCTCATTTTCTCCATTTTTTTAGCCTCCTTATAACGCGTAATACAGTATATCGTATTATAGGGTTTATAGGGTTACTATACCCCTATATACTCTATCTTTTAATACTTATATATATAAGAATGTTAGAATGTTAGATTATGCCGTTTAACTCGATATTCTTAACTTTGCGCCCTAACAAAAACCTAACATTCCTAACATTCCGAATGTTAGCATTTTTAGTAAAAACCTAACATTCTCCGCGGCTTTTTTGAGAATGTTAGAGTAGAATGTTAGGCCTTTTCGTAACCTCTCTGAGCCCCATAGCCACTAAACCATTGTGTCTTCTCAGCTCTCTTCCAGCCTTCCATTCTTGATAGTATGTCGTTTAGCTCACGGGCGTCTGATTTCTTCATGTACTTTACGTCGCCGCCGAAGCACTCAACCCATATTTCAAGCGCGCATACTCTTGTACGCTCGATAAGGTTTTTGTCATCTTTGCGGCCAAACTCATTTGACCAGTATACTTTACGTTCTGATATACTGCGTTTACTCCAGTCTGCCGGTATCTTCCTTTCAATGAATTCGCGGACGATACCTTCCTTTGCATTTGCTTCTCTGTGGGACTCCTGCTCCACTAAGGCAGCGGCCGCAGCTGCGCCCTCAAGGTAAAGCTTTTCCCCGACCTGCCATCTGACATAGGCTTCCGCCCAGATCTGAGGTGCTTCGAGCTCAAGCTCTGTGAACACAGATTTCGTAGGAGCTTTGGCCATGCAATCTATCGGCCAGAAGCGACGACCGCCGGTGCTGTCCTTGAGGTACTCTTTCTCATTAGAGGTGCCGAAGAACACACAGCGCCTCGGATAACGTCCTGTGCGCCTGCCGTATGGTTCTCTATAAATATCATCTGCCTTGCTTAAGAACTGCTTGACCTGGCCGCTCTCGGACTTACTGAGGCCGTTGAGCTCACCGAGCTCTATGATCCAGCTGCCCTGTATCATCTCGCAGGCTTCCTTACCGTCGAAGCTGTCGAGGCTGTCGTTGAACCAGTTGCCCGCCATTATCTTGAGCAGTGTCGATTTACCTATGCCCTGAGGTCCTGATAGGATAGGCATGGTGTCATACTTTACGCCGGGGATCATAGCTCTGGCCACGGCAGCAGTAAAGGACTTCCTTGCTACAGCCCTGGTGTACGGAGTATCCGCGGCGCCCAGGTAATCAATAAAAATGGTATCGAGCCTTGGTATGCTGTCCCACGGTGGGAGAGATCTGAGCCAGTCCTGCACAGCATTGAAGCTATGTCTGCGGAAGCAGAGAGTGCAGGCATCTGTTATTTTGTTGATACCTGTTATACCGTAAGCTCTTTCGAGATAGTGTCTTATGCCGGCATCGTCGTTGTCTGACCAGTCACGCTGCTTCTGTCTGAGATCCCACGGTACGGCGTCCTTGATAAGCACGCGGTTAGAAAAATCATCGAACGCAAACTTATTCTTCAGAAGTGGATCATTTTCAAGTATAATGAGTACGTTATCAATAGTCTTCTGCAGCAAGCCCGTTGATGTAACTACGAGCTTTGACTCCCAGTTGTCATCGACATTAGTGTCGGCCGCAGTCTGAGCTGCGGTCTCAGGCAGGGGCATAGAGAACTCAGCTGCTGCCTTGCCCCTGCGCTCCTTTGTCAGAAGGGTTGTTACTGCGTTGTCGGATGCCGCGAGCTCGCACATAGCAGCGTAGCTCGGCAGCTTAACTGTTGGAGTGCCTTCCTTCGCCTCCGCATCCGTGTCGGAAAACTTATGAAGCCTTACGAGGTCGAACGCATTGCAGAGTTTTCCACCTGCGGGATCCGTAGCGTGATTACTGTATAAGAACTTGCCGTCGTCGTAAATAACCGCACCGCCTGTGGTAGAGCCGCCTGCATAGGTGTATCGGTCGCTCTGAGCGGTTTCTGTATAGACCCCGGGAAGGAACTTGTCCATAGCTGCATATATGTCATAGATGCGGCAGAACGCTCCGACGATACCCGCTTTCTCAGTAGGATCTCCCTGCTTCGCTGCGAGCTTCTTACGCAGCTGAGGCGCGTTAGGCACATCAGGCCACTGTGCTATATCATGCCAGTCTCCATAGAGTGCCAACATACCATCAACTGACAGAAACGGCTTATCCTCCCATGCGTATACATACTGGCTATCGGACGAAGCTGACGGCCAGTACATCAGGCGTGAAGCCTGGAAGGTGGTCGGATCGCAGAGATCAATGCCTATCAGCTCAGCGAGCTTCCTTGCGATCGGCTCATACTCATCTGGGGTGCAGCTCCTGTCAAGAGGGAAAACGCCTCTGAGCCTCGGACGTGCGGGCTCATGCTTTCGCGTAGAGTACACACAGTATCCACAGTTTAGCGATGAGATCCTCTGCAGAACAGTGTTAGTCTGTTCCGCGGGTATACTGTCCATATCAAGTGTAATCAGATCGCGGCCTGTCACTTTGTCCGCTTTTCTTTTCTCACCGTTGAATGTACCGCCCACAAAGCCGCCGACGTCCTTAAGCTCGTCCTGCTTTGCCTTCGGGAGCTGCAGGTAATGTTTTAGCGTTTCCGTGCCTCTAACGGGCGACGCGAGCTTTGTTACCAGCTCGGACCATAAAAGCGCCTGTGCCTTCCACGTTGACGCCTTACGGCTCACGCCCGTTGTTATTACTATTTTTCTATCGTATTGCATTTTTCTGCCTCCCTTAGAGGTTAGTCTTTCATGTAGTAGTTGCTCTCAAAGCCTGCTGCCTTGAGTGGGAGCCCCGGTGCCCACGGTATCGGGGTGCCCATAAGGTCACACGCAGCGTCGACGCTTACCTGGTCTCGGCCGCAGTCTATGACCGCCTCGTCGTGTATGTGCATAACTACTTGCAATCCTGCTGCATCGAGCCTTTCAAGAGTTACAGCAAGACAGTCTCGGGCTACCGCCTGCACTATATTCTCTGTGAGTTTACCGCCGTAGGTAGCAATGACGCCCCATTTGCCCGTTTTCTGATTGACGCCGTAGTAGTGCAGCGCCTGTTTACCGAGGTCATTCTCAGCAAGGAAAGGGTGAGGATAAAAGAGCTTGCGGCCACTCGGGAGCTGCACTGTAAAAAAGTCAAGCCCTGCACCGCAGTCATATTCTCTTGCAAATATGATGTTCTGATTAATGCCGACTCTCTGACCTGTTGCCATTACCTCAAGCGCAGCATTCTCGCAGGTGTACCAGAGATCTCTTATTCTCGGATTAGCCTTACGCCAACGCTGTACGATATCGGGAAGCTCGTCCTCAGAGAGCCCCATATCAAGTGCGCCCATGTTAATAAGAGCACCCGCGCTGCCCTGGTAGCCGAGAGCGAGCTCGGCGACTTTACCCTTAGCGCGGAGCGAATACTCAGGGTTGCCCTTCTTGATCTTCTCGATAGGGACGCCGAACATACTTGATGCAGAAGCCTCATAGATCTTACCGTGAGTGTTAAATACCTCAAGTCTCCATTGCTCTCCTGCGAGCCATGCTATAACTCTTGCCTCAATGGCTGAGAAGTCCGCCACAACGAATTTGTTGCCCTCAGACGGGATGAATGCTGTTCTGATCAGCTGTGACAGTGTATCAGGCACATTACCATAAATGAGCTTTATTGCGGCCGTATTCTTATTTTTTACAAGGTCCCTGGCCGTATCTAAGGTATCCATATAGTTTCGAGGAAGGTTCTGAACCTGTATGAGCCGCCCTGCCCAGCGCCCGGTGCGATTACCACCGTAGAACTGGAGGAGACCCCGCGCCCTTCCGTCACTGCAAATGCACGTTTCCATAGCCTCATATTTACTTACTGAAGACTTACCGAGCTCGCGTCTGATCTCAAGCACTCGGTTCACGTCAGAGCTTGGTAAGTCACGGTCAAGTAATTCTGCGACTTTAGCTTTACTAAGTGTGTCGATGTCCTCAGACAGCTCCTTAGTAAGCCACTTCTTAAGCTGAGATACCGACTTTGGATTTCTGAGACCCGTAAGCTTTGTAGCTTCGGCCATAAGCTCATCAGTAATACAAGCGTTGCAGTGGAGAGCGCCCTCGATGAGATCCCTGTCAAGATTAACGCCGTAAGCGTTGATCCTCATATCAAGTTCCCATTGCCTCTGTACATCATCACTGACGGGGAAGGCTGACAGTATACGCCATATACTGTTTTCTGAATAGACGTCCTGCATACAGTAGTCCTTGAAGATCTTCCACTTCTCGGGCTCATGCTGCGGCAGGTTACGAGTGCGGCCGCCGTTGGCCTTAGTAGGTTTACAAGGCTTGCAGAAGTAGCGGATGAGCGATTGCCCCACGCCCATTTTCTTTTTATCCTGCGGAAGCTTCAATGCCTCACCTATAGCGGCAAGCCCACTGGGATAACCGAGGTAGAGGCCATGAAGCATTGTGCAACGCCACTGCTGCAACCATTCATTCTGAGTCTCCTGAGGCAGCTTGAGGTGCTTCGACAGACAGTACCACTCAAACGCTGCGTTGTATGCCCGTTTCGTAACATTAGGGTCAAGCATGGCAATCTCTATATCAAAAGGGATGCGCTCACTGGCTGTAAGGTCAACTATCTGTACGGGCTCGTCATCAACACGATAGGCAAAAAGCAGTATTTGAAACTGAGGGGACTGCACATATTTGTACAGTCCCGATTTCTTCAGGTCGACGTCAGAATAAGTCTCGATGTCGATAGATAGATTAGTCATCAGAACGGAAGCGGTCCGCCAGGGAAGCCCTGAGCCGGGGCAGGCTGAGACTGAGGCTCCCATGTAGCAGCTCCGTAAAGCTGCTGTGACTGCTGCGGCTGCTGCTGATAGGGAGCAGGCTGCTGCACAGGTGCTGAGTAAGGCTGCTGCGCATATACAGGCTGCTGAGCAGGTGCTCCGTACTGCTGAGGCTGCTGATAATTAGCAGGCTGTATAGGTGTAAAAGCAGGGGCAGAGGCGTTGCCGAAGTCCTGTGCCGCTGTAGAACCGCCGCCGAGAGGCTCGCCGTCGCGCAGCTTCTGCACGTTCCCAAGACCGCAGCCGATGCCCTTTTTGCCGGCCTGATTATAGGCGAAGAACCTTATTGATACTCTGCCATAGCAGCCGCTGTAGACAGAGGTCGCCGAAAGAATAGGCTGGCAGTTTTCATCAACGACTTCCGGGCGCTGCTTAGAGCTTGCTGTGAATACCCAGCAGCCGCGGCATTCTTCGCCAAACGGCTCACCGTTAGGGCGTCTGCCGTCACCGTCGTGGATAGGGATAGCAGGCATTGCAGGCATCTGACCGCCGAACTTTGTTGCTACGCCGTTCTGAAGCTCTGCCTGGATCTCTCTGTCGATGTTTGCCTTTGTTACAGTGTCACTCTTAGGAAGCAGAACAGTTACCTGATACTTAGGATCCCCACCGTTCTGGTTAGCTCTGGGCTCGAATACGTTTACATAGGAGAGGCGTACTTCTCCTGTTACGATAGTGTTTGACATATTGATAGTCCTCCTTGATTACTTAAAGTCTTCCGCTGCGGACGTCCCCTGGACGTATGTAGCTCTTTTGTCTGAGATCGGCGCAAGCGCAGGCTTGCCCTTGGACTTCTCGACGAGATCCGAGAAGCTGTCCGTGAATACCTTCTTGCCGAGCAACTTCTCAAGTGCTGCAGGCGAGAGAACCTTACGCTCATAGGCGAGGTCGCTGCTCTGTCCGATAGACTCAAGACGCTTCGGCACGTCGTCAGGATTGATAAAGGCTCTTGTGCCTCTGCCCTCGACTGCCTTCCAACCGCTGAGCTCACCGCCGTCGAGGATCTTGGCGAGTGCATACTCCTTGAGGTCCTCGTACCATGCTACGAGCTGCGCTCCCTTTGTGAGAGCTTCCGCGAGCTCTGTATCGTTAAGCATAGGATCCGTAGCGGTCGGATCGTTGTCGGGCTTTCTGAACTCATACTGTGCAAGCGCAAGGTTGTCCGCAGCACGCTTCTTGCAAGTCGCTGCGACCTTGCAGAACCTGCAGTGCTCACCGCTCTTGAACTCTCCCTGGCCGTTGAACGCGAGCTGAGCTGTGGGCTGTATAGAGAAGCCCCATGCGAGGAGATCGGCGGTGCTTATCGACCAGTCGTCAATATTGCTAAGTCTCGGCTGTACGATATGCAGCGTTACCTTATTGAAGCTGTATATGAGGCCGAACTTGCTGATAGCTCCGAGGGCGTAAAGTTTGAGCTGAGGGTTGTCCTCAGGTGAGACAAGTACGCCCTTGCCGTACTTAAAGTCGATTACATGAAGCTCATCGCCGAATAGTATCAGACAGTCGGCCGTGCCGGAGCCCTCAGGGGCGAATGTGCTATAGTCGACCTGCTCCTCGGCTCTGATTGTAGGCGGCCCGTTGAAACTTGTAGCGATCTTCTTTATGTAGTCGAGATACTCCTCGGTGTATCCGTCCATTTCGGGCTGATACAGCGGATCACTCTTGAGCTTCTTGAGCTTAGCGGTGATAGACCGCTTAGGTATGGCAGATATGTAGCCTCTGAGCTTGATCTCACACATTGCATGGGCGAGTGTGCCCTCAGCTGCATAGCTGCTCTCCTTGTCATCTGCTCCTGCATTGAGCTTAGCGGAAGGTGGACAGTTAAGCCACCTTGCCGAAGAGCTTGCAGAAAGGAGCGCGTGCGTTCCTGGCATTACAGTACACCTCCGAGAGAGCGCAGACCGTTAGCGAACTCACCGTATCTTGCCTGGGGGAGCTCTGCAAGTGAGCTGACACCGAAGGAAGCAATGAGCTTCTGGAGATCTGCGAGCTTGCCAGAGTCAGCGAGCGGACCGCAAGCGGCCTGCAGCTGAGCTATAGAATACATCGGAGCCGATGTCGGAGCTCCTGTTACCTGGGGCGGAGCCTGTGTCTGAGGCTGCACCTGAGGAGGCTGCTGCGGCATGGGCTGCGCTGTATACGCAGGTGCTCCGGTATACACAGGAGCCTGAGGAGCAGCAGGAACAGGAGCAGGTGCGTTGTTGTAAGGAGATCCACCGAACTGCTGCACAGCGGTCTGCACGGCGGGCATAGCCGCAGGAGCAGGTGCCTCTACCTTATAAGGGTACTCGTTGGATAAGAGAGCGATCACCTTTTTCGCCGACTCTGTTGTTACCTGGATAGTCATCTCGAATGTCTTCTCGTTCATAATTATTTACCTCCGTATTGATTATATTTGTACACCATTTGCAGGTGTCACCTATGATTTCAATGCTGCCGCAGTAAGGGCAGTGCTTAGGATGAGCGCCCATTTAGCTTCACCCTACGTATCTTGGCCATGATCTCCGGGATCGTATCCTTTACACGGAGTAAGCCGACAATGTGGCAGGTTATTTCACGGTAACTTCCTCTGTCGTGCATCTCCTTTATTATGTCGATGTCGAGCTCGAAGTTTACGCCGTCGATGTCAGTTAATGTTATCATTCTGGATCCTCCTTCTTACTGTGTCTTGCATCACATACCCTGATCGTCATATCACGCGCCACCTGATAGGGGACACACAGGCAGCGGCCGACAATGTTTATAAGAGAGTCAATGGCAAGCATCGCCTCTGCGGATAGCTCAAGGGGGGGGCCTGAGGCACTTACCTCAGCCGTTTTTTCTTTTACCTTTATCTCTAACATTTGACATTTTTCCTTTCATGATGTATAATATAGATGTCGTTATACATATTTGTATCTTATTCATGCTCCCTTAGGGGAGCTTTTTTTCTTTATTTTGTAGCACCTGTCAACCTCTTTATAGCGTCGAAGCTGTACACCTTTACGCAGTCGCCTTTTGGCTCGTAATCACCATTGAGATTATAATTATCATACCAACCTTCGGGAGCATTAGTATCAATCATAAAAAAGTATCTGTCCTCGCCATGATACTCATTTATTGCCTGTGCTATCTCCTCAATTGTAAGGGTGCCACGCTTTTTCTCTACCCAATACCCGTCGTCATTGTAGTCAAACTCTACTGTTATACCTCTTTTCATTTTTAACCTCCGAACCTTGCCATGATGTGCCGTGCTACTTCCGCGGGCACGTCGGTGAACTCGTCATCGTCCACGCCGACGACTATTGCAGGCCCCATGATCTTAACGCCTGCGATCGCAGAGGCTAAGATGTTCGGCGGCATCTGATGCAGCCTGCCTTCCTCGTTAACGACCATAGCTGCCTGCCCCGGTACCAATGTAACTACTTCTATGTATCCGAGAACGGCCGCCTGCAGCGCATCAAGTGTATTTGCAATGTCGATTTCGCTGAGGCCCGATCTGTCTACCCGTATCGCTTTCAACTCAATCACCTCCTCAAATTCTTTTCAGCACGTCGCGCGCCAGGGCAGACAAGCTGTCGCCTGTGACATTGATCTTGCGGTCAGACGAGTAACCTTCTGAGGTCAACCAGTATACTGTTACAATCTCGATCTCGTCATCGAGTATCTCATACTCAGCCTTTAAGATATCTCTGTCGATCGCCCTGAGGAGCTGAAGCAGCTCATGGCGGACGAAGTTAAACTTCTGCTCATGTACTTTATCCACTTATGCCACCGTCCTTTCTTAAAGCATCTATCTGCAGCATCTCTGCGCTAAAGAACTCGACATACTTTGCAAGCTCCTGGTCTTTAGCATCGAGCTGAGCCTTGAGCTCACGGCGCTGCTTTATCAGCCTTGCGACCTTTTTGCGAATGCCGTCGAGGACATCATCTTCAGAGCAGATCTGTTTAGGTGCGCTGCCTATTATGATCGGCTCAGGCTCGTTCTGCTTCTTTTCTCTCTGCGCGGCTAAGGAAGCCTCAAATATCTGCTGCTTCTCCTCCTGTGAGATGTTTGCTGTTTTGCTGTGCTCCTGCTCCTCGATTTGTTCTCCTTTGCTGAGAGCGGCATCGAAGTCCTTGACGGCCTCAACGGCTTCGTTGATTATAGCCTGCTCCTTTGGAGCTTCGTCTATCAGCTCATCCTCAAGGCGCTTCTTCTTGTGGCTGCCACCGTTGAGGATCCTCAGATTGACGCCGTGCTCCTTGAGGATATCCTTGATGATGCCTATGGACGACTCATGCAGATCGGCTTCTATCTCCACCTGCTTGCGCTTGTCCTTGGCGCCAAGTATGTTCTTGACGATGATAGACTGCTCGTTTTCAGAAATTGCTTTATGCTTGCCCATGCTCATGTACTCCTTTACTTTTTTATTGATGCCCACAGGCTGCGGCGGTTGCGGTAGATAGCCCAGCTATCCCGAACCTTTTTGTATGCCGGTGGCCTAAGTGCCTCTCTCCTTGCCTCCGATTTCTCCTGAGACTTTCTCCGCAGCTCAACGCGAAGTCTGTGCAGGCAGTACAGCTCAACGCAAGAGAGGATAATGAGAAGTATCCCCCCGAATAGATTTATCTTGTCCATGATTTGCCTCCTTACTGCACGCCGAACTGGCAGCACCACCAACGGACAAAGTGCCCTGTCGGTATTACAAAGCCTGCGTTGACCTTACCCGGCTGCCTCTGAGCGATGCCCAGGTAGCCGTGCTGCGTGATCGCATTACGGACGCTGTCCTCGGAGCAGTGCCACCACTCCGCCAGTACCTTGACGGGTATCTGGAAGGGGTGAGCCTCGACAATCTCGGCAAGCTTTTCAGTATCCTGTGCGATAAACTCTTTGATCTTATCCGTTCCTGTCATAGCGATTGCTCCTTTCACACTTTTTTGTTTTCTTTATGCACTTGTGTCTTCCTTATTAGTGAGTTCATAGCGGCCATTGCTGTAAATCAGCGACACACCAAGGGCGTCAGCAATCTTCTCGGCAACGCGGCGGCTATCATTGGCTCCGCACATAAAGCACTTTATAGTGCTTTCCTCGAGCCCGGACATACTGGCAATCTGTGCGTAAGTTAGGTTTTTCTCTTTAGCCATTACCTTAGCAATGTGCCTAAAATTATCGAACAAAAACATTCACCTCCCACAAAAAATTGAAAATACCATTGACAAGAGTTGACAAAACTGATACTATAATAGTGAGCAAGTTTATAAAAGCCAAACCTTTAGGGAAATACGGTTTAGCTTTTGACAATTAGTTGTGGTTTTGACAACTTCTGTATCTATTATAGTTCTCATTTCCTCAACTGTCAATACAAAAATTGGCAAAACATAAACTTTTGTCAGAGATTACAAAAAGGCGGTGAGTTTTATGGGCACATTTGACAGAATACAGTACTTACTTATGGCGCAGGATCGCACACAAAAAGAGCTAACTGACTATCTCGGAATTGAAAAAAGCGTTTACTCAACGTGGAAAAATGGAAAAAGCAAATCATACAATAAATATTTAACTGAAATATCGGAGTTCTTTCACACAACACCTGCGTTCTTAATGGGGTGGACAGATGATCCGATAGATTATGAAAACTCAGACGAGGTAAAAAATGCGCCACTCGATATCATAGAACATTTTGGTGGCGATGCAAAAAAGATTTACAATGCGGTTAAAGCGGTAGATGCTGATAACGAGGGAACCTCATCAGTAAGAACTATCGCGCCTCCCGTAGCCGAAAAGCAAGGCGATGTACAAAATGGGTGGAGCACCATTCTTGAAAGCTACAAATCTTCTTTTGACGTTCCTTTTTTGAAAAATACCTATACAGAGATGTCTGGCAGTTCTGATGTAATGAAAAAATATTATGACTCTACCAAAGACGATGAACATATCTTTTATCATTATTTTGGAAGTCCTGGAATAGGAAAAACTAAAATTGATAGCACAAGTAGGGATTTTGCAAAGATATATACTGCATATTGTAAACTTAATGATATAGGGAAAAGAAAAGCAGTTGAGCGCATAGAGGAGCTCGCAGAGATCGAAAGGTATAAAAAATAAGCCCCTGCCGTAAAGGCAGAGGCCGATGAGAGGGGCGATTACATGGGCAGACCGAAAAAAGACGCTCCGAACAGAGCTGACGGATTGTATGAGGTTAAGGTCACGATCGGTAAGGACTTTAGCGGCAAGCTCATTCGTAAGAGCTTCTATAGTACCGTGAGTAAGGCCGACGCGAGAGCTAAGGCAGAGCAGTACAAAATCAACCAGGCTCTACAGGAGGTGACGGGGGAGACCTATAACGCAGCTCCCTTTTTTACTAAGATAGCAAATGAGTTCCTGGAGCTCAAGAAGGGGACTATTAAAAACAGTACCTACAACTTTACATACTATACGCCTGCGACTAAATACATCATACCTTACTTCGGCAGCAAGCGTATATCAGATATCCGCAAGAACGATATCGAGCTTTACCTTAAAAAGGTGAAGCAGGAGCATAGCTTCTCCGATGAGACAGTGAGAAAGCATTACATCTGCCTCAATCAGATCTTTAACAATGCGTACCAGAATGGATTTATAAGCCGTAACCCTTGCGTGGGTATTAAGCTGCAGAGCTCGCAGAAGTCTCCTAAGAGGACATACAGTGATGAGGAGACCTGGCTTGTACTGGAATACTGTCCATACCACCGGTACGGCCTTGCGGTGCATCTCATGCTCGCCTATGGCATATCACGCAGCGAGCTTCTCGGTTTGCGCTGGGCAGATGTGGACGTGGAGAAAGCAGTGCTTGAAATCAATCAGGGTGTCGTAGAGGCCAAGGATCCTGACACGGGGAAGACGGAGCTCGTCATTGGTGCTCCTAAGAACGAGTTCCGGCAGAGGGTTATCCCAATCTCAGATGCTACCATCAAACTACTTGAGCAGCAGCGGGTAAGTTTTCCGAAAGCTGAGTATGTTATCTGTAGTCAGAAGGGGAGAGTGTGCATACCGAGTACATGGCACGAGAGGCACTATAAGACTTTTATGCAGGACATGAGAAGCTACTACGCAAGCTATGGCATTGACATTCCTGCGCTTAATCCTCATGAGCTGAGGCACACTCGGACGTCGCTCTGGGTAAACTCAGATGTCAATCTGTTTGCTGTTGCTTCGGTCATGGGCTGGGCGGACCTTAAGATGCTCCGTAAGAGATATGCGCACCCCGACATTGATAAAATCCGAGATGCAATCAAGTAATTACTACGACACTATTACGACATTTAAGACAGTTTTTCTTGAACTATCTCAGGTGCAGCGAAAGCGGCAAACGACTATCTATTGAGGTTTTCTCGGGCGCTGCGCTGTTTGTGGGACGTCATTGAAAAAGTCTGGCAGTGTGGGGGTCAGGGGTTCGAATCCCCTATGCTCCACCATTTTTAAGGCTCGGAAACGGCTATATTCGGTCGTTTCTGAGCTTCGTTTTTTTTAAAAATGTTCGTAACCACTTATCAACCACTTGTTTTTCAATTTAACCATTTCTATTCTGTCCGCAGAGCGTTCGCCCTGCGGACCTATTTTTAGCCAATTGTCAGTCCTAAGTTTTCTTCCTCCTGCTCGTCCTCATCTTCATCTGAGCACGTCGCTTCAGCTTCTGTGCTTTTGTTTTCTTCTGTCGAAGCTTCGTTTGTGAAGCGCAGGGCGTTTGTGATCGCCTCGCAGTTGCGTGCTCTTGCTTCCTGAAACATATGGGAATACAGGTTCAAAGTCGTTCCTACGACGCTGTGTCCCATGTCAGCTGATACTGCCACTACGTCCATTCCCTCATAGATAAGCAGCGAAGCGTGTAAGTGTCGCAGAGTGTGTAGCCCTCGGAAGGGAATATTGATCTTCTCGCAATAATCTCTCAGCCACTTATAAGGCGTTTGCGGATGCATCGGAGCTCCGTTCCATTTGGTGAACAGCCTGTCGTGATCCTCCCACTTGCTACCAAGTCTCTCCGCTTCTTTTGACTGCTCCTGTTGAAATCTTTTCAGCAGCTCCATTACAGTTTCCGGAAATTTGGAAATGCGCTGAGACTTTTTTGTCTTGGTAGTATCGGTATAGATCCCCTTTTCAGCTGTGTACTGCGAGGTGCGTCTTATTTTAATGGTGTTGTAGTCGAAGTCAATATCCTTCCATTACAGACCAAGCATTTCGCTTCTTCGGAATCCGCTATAAATTGCAAGCGTAAGATACACCTGATAGTTTAAAGGCTCATCCGGCAGATTGCGGAACAGCTTTTTAACCTCATCTATGGTGTAGATCTGTTTCTCGTCCTGTTCCTGTTTCGGCACATATACTCGTCTGCAAGGGTTGTCCGTCAGCATTCCCATGCGTATAGCATAGCTGAATACGTCACTGATAAAGCTCAGGTGATGCACTGCCGTTTTCCTCGACAGCGGCTTACCTGTGTTCATATTCTTGCCGTTGACAAGCATATCGGTCACGAACTTCTGAATATCACGTGCCGTTATCTTGTCGAGTCGCTTGTGCCCTATGGCAGGATAGACACGCTTGGTGAGCTGTTTCATTCGTGCGTATGAGGTCGGTCTGAGGTTGACTTTAGCATATTCCTCAAACCACTGCTCTGCGAATCTCTCGAACTTGACAGCCGATGTTATCTGTCCCCTCTTGCACTCTTCCTCGAACAGGACAGCCTGACGAGTGAGTTCCTTTTCAATTTGCTTCGGTGTCATACCCGGCTCAGGCTTGTAGCTCTTGAACTGATTTCGCTGCTTGCCGTCTACACCATAGCCGCATGACACTCTTATCTGGTACGTTCCCTCGGAACGCTTTCTGATTGTCGCCATATATTTAAAAACCTCCGTTTCAAAACTATGGCGCATTTCCTCCACCGACATTATACCACAGGTCTGCGGAAATGTCTATCAGAAATGCGCCGTTCGTGTTAAAAATCTCCTTTACTGATAAAATCGCTCACGCTGTTTCTCCACGGAGGTATCTCAGAAAAAGCTCCTTGTTGATGAGATACTTTTTCCCTGCCATGATGTGCGGTACTTGGTCATTGATGCACATCTGACGGACTCTGTATTCGGTCAGCCCTTCTACAAGAGCTGCCGCCTCCTTTATGGTAAGCATTACGATTTTGGTTTCTGTTTTGTTTTCAGCCATTCGATCATACTCCTTCTATTTGTCTTATTTCTGTTTCCTGTGTGAATTAAAATGTTCATTTTCATCTTTCCTTTACTAAAAATCTAAGGGTACGGCTCTGTCCGTACCCTTTCCATTTTGATTGTTATGATTTTATTTCAGGTTCTCGCTTCCGCCGAACAGCACATCAATTATCAGTTCTGCACAGTCACGGAAGCCATGTATGTAGCTCTCCGCTACCATTGTCTCGGACAGCATTCCCTGCATATCCGTTATCTCGTTCAGCAGCTTCTTATCGTCAGCCGACAGTCTTTTCTCCAGTGTGTTGCACATCTCGAGGAGCTCCAGACTTCGTTTTGTGTAGTCTGATTCCTGCCTCACGTCGTGCTGACACGGTATGACGTTTCCGTAGTATAGATCCTGCAACTTCATCGCCGCGGTCACCTCCTGACCAACTATCATACCACAGCTTCCAGCCGAAATCCATTCACCAGACCTGACGAAAACCGGCTGTTGAAACAAAGCACACCTCACAGGACTATCCCATGTGTATTCCAAGAGCTTCCTTGCACTCTCGCTCCTCGGCGAGAGCTTTGCTGTCAATGTGTTCCCGAGCGTACTCAGTATCATCGACAGGTTCGTCCTCAATTATCGAAGCCACAGCTGTAACGCCGCCGACAACGCTATCAATACTGACTGCGAAATCACTATCCACTTGGCTGCTTTCAATCTGAGCCTGTGCTTGTATTCGTCGAGCTCTTTCAGTTTCAAGCCATATTCCACGTTCAGCTTCCCAGCCTGTGAGGACAGATTCGCTGTCGCTTTCTCCAGTTGAGCCGTTGCTGTTTCTGACAGTTCCGCTGCCTGATTCAGCAGCTCCCGACAGGTCGCTATGGTATCTCTCTGCTCGGAGCGTACTGTTTTCAGCACCTGTTCTGTATCCGCTTTCGTCGCCAGTACCGAGAGTCTGGTGAGTATTTCCAGCTGCTCCTGCGACATCAGCTTGTTCAATTCTATCAGCGCTCTCCAGTTGGAATCGAGCACTACCACTGTCGGCTGAGTGTCCGCCGCTGCCGACAATTCCTTGTCGTACATCTGCTGTAATTCTTCTTGCTTTGAATTCATACTCCATATTCTCCTTTCTATACTTGTCGCCATGAAGCTTGTTGTCACGGCACTTTCTGCCATTGGGGCAAGTGTAGGTGATGTATTTGCGGTTGTCCTCCCACCTGACACCGTAGCCCTGCTGTTTCATCATGAAACAGAATTGCTTCTTTGACTTCGCCTGTTTCATCACTTGGTTTATGACATTCATCAGCTCCCACTTGAAGCTCTCGCCACGCTTGGCTGACCTGTACTCGCTGTCGGAGAGGTAGTCCCTGTTCATTTTCTTCTTGGGAGTATCAAGCACATGAACTCCGTACCTCTGACAGATCTCATCGCTGAGATTCATCAGCTGCTCAATGCTCTCCTTGTTGGAATGATACTTCTTTCCGTCCCCAAAGCTGACCGAGTTGAACACGAAGTGTGAGTGGATATGCTCTCTGTCAATGTGAGTTGCAACTACACACTCATACTTCCCGAAGGCTTTCTCTGCAAGCTCCACCACAATCTTGTGAGCAAGCTCAGGCTCAATTTTGTAGCCGCTGGGGAAGCTCTGCACCAGATGATAGTACAGCCGTCCGTTAGGCTTGTGATACAGGTTCTTGGTTGCAGTCATTTCTTCGAGAGCAGTCTCGGGCGAGCAGTTGACTCCAGTCACAAAACGTTTGTCCTCTGAGACCGTCTTTTCCTTTCTGCTGACGTAGTTGAGGACGTTCCTCATTCCGCCAGCGGTCTGAGTTTTGTTGTTGATAAAATGGATTATGGGCAT